TGTATATATTATATAAAGTATATGTATTATATAATACATACGGAGAATATAAGCATAGTCAAATAAGTTTACCAGCGGTATGAATATAGACTGAAAATAATTTAATATTTTTTTATCTTTTTTATTGTTATTTCATTTTTACTACTTATCTTTAGTCTGTCAATAACGACAAACAAAAACAAAAACACAAACAAAATGCAACACTTAAGCAACTTTCTTTTGATTTGGCAATTATGTCTATTCGTTATTATCTTGTCAAATATGGCAAGGTTAGTATCTGATTATCTAATAACTAAAATTAAATAAGATGAACACACACATTACAATTATCGAATTGGCTTTATTATTTATCGGGTCAATCCTTATCTACACATTAGCCAAAACAATTTGGCAAGACTTAACACAATACAAATAACCTTTAAACACCTACAAAATGAAAACACAAACAATTAAAACGTACTCATTTAATGAATTAAGTGAAGAAGTAAAAAAGAAAGTACTAACCAAGTACATTGATTTGGGCATATCTGATTATTGGTATGAAGATACGTACTACTCGGCAAAGGAGCAAGGAATAAGTATTACGGGATTCGACCTTGACAGAGGGCAAAAAATAGAAGGTGAATTTATTTGGGAACATATTGAAGTTGCCGATAATATGCTTATGGATATTCAAGAGGGCCATCCATTATACTCTATATCGGAGCAATTTAGAAAGGAAAGGGATGAACTTTGCGACAATTGGGAAAGGGATGAAAATGGAGAACCAATTAATGTGGATGAATTTGACGAAAAATTAGATGAATTAGAGTATCAATACGAAAAGGATATTTTATGGCAATATTGGAAAATATTGAGGGATGAATACGAGTATTTATTTTCTGATGAATTTCTAAGCGAACATTTTGAAGATAATGAGTACCAATTTACAGAAGATGGCAAATTATACAACTTTTAAACACCTAAAAAACACAAAATGAGAAAAATTACAAAACAAATGGCCGAGGCATTTAGAAACTTTGAACCATTTAACAAAGACAACACAAGGGTATTTATTGATAGAAATTTTAACGACCCAATGGCCGAAATTTATTTGCATGGCAACTTAATAGCTCGTAAATTTTTACGTTCTGGTAAATTGTTTATAACAAATGCAGGATGGAAAAGTAATGTAACAAAGGAAAGGTTAAATGCAATTGAGGGAGTAAGTATTAACCAAAAAAACTTTAATTGGTATTTAAATGGCATGAATTGGGATGGAGAATTGACAGAAATAAAAGGTTAACTGACGAGGGATAAATTCCCGAAATTCCGAGAGCTAACGTACAAAGTGCGTGGATATTTTACACAAGGTGTAACGTATCGGCTCGGAATATTAACCAAAACAAACACAAAATGTTTACACGTATTAACAACGACACAAACGGTAACCCTCGTTTTGTTGTTCATTACCTACAATTGGCCGATACATACGAAAGGGCCCTTTATTTGGGCCGTAAATTAGGAGGCCGTAAGTTTCACAACAAGCAATTTGGCGGAGGTATTGCGTTTCAATCTTATAATACCGACCAATTAGCCCAAAGGATAGCCGAAATAAGACAAAACGAATATTTGGCAAAATAAGCCAAAATAAGACACTAAAATTTTTAACCATGCAATGATACCAAAAACATATTAGAGGCCGAAAATGAGTCTAAAAAGTGCATTTAATTGCATTTTGAGGTACTTAGTACTATTAATTCGGTACTTTGGGCCTTGATATGTGCACTAAAGTACACTATTGAGTGCCAAAAATCTGCCAAAAACCCCATGCAAAAACTCCCCAAAAATCCAGCAAAAACCCTCTAAAAATCCCCTAAAAATCTGTGACAAAAACTTTTTACGGACAAAAATCTTTTACCATTTAACAAAAAATTAACTAAAATAAATGAAATTATAACAAAAAACCTTTAATTTTACCAAACCAAAACAAAAAACCCATGCACCAATTAATTACCTTAACCCATCCAATGAAGTGTGCCATAACTGGCATTCTCATTGACAAAGGCGAACAAGCCTACTACAATCACGAGACAAAAAACTGCATACATCCATTGGAGTATGAAACAAACATGAGCAAAGCTAAAATAGGAGACCCAAAAACTTATTTCAGCCGATTATCTAAATTAAACACTAAAAAACCTTAGATATGCCATTTTCTACTTGCTGTGGAGCTCACACTAACTACCCAGAAATTAACCTATGTCCAGAGTGCTTAGAGTACTGCGACTGGGAAGATGAAGAAGAAACCAACGAAGAAACAACAACAACACCAAAAAACCCATAACATGAAAAACCTACAATTTATCGAAGAACTCGACTTTTTACTTAACGAAACTTTTTATTTTACCAGACAAGACGGAATGATTGTCTCTGGGTCAATGTCCAAAGATTATGATAAGGCGTATTCAATATACAGCAACATGATTAAAGGACAACCTAAGAGCCAAGAGAAAGTATTGTTCGAGGTACTAATCCCATCAAACTAAACAAATGAATCAAAAACTATCCCTTGAACAAAAGAAGAAAGGCATCAAAGAAGAGTTTACTTATGTAAACAGCAACGGCAGAATCTCAAAACAATACACCTACAAAGGCATGATTATCAAATGGGATAACATGATACTAAATGGTAAATGGTTTTACTGGAGACACAGCTATTACGCCTCACTTGATGCAGCAGTACAAGGAATAGACAGACACTTAAAAATTTATAACAAAAACAAATAAACATGGACAATCAAGAAGTAGAATTAGTAGAAAGAGAATTAACACCTATTTTCCCTTGTGAGTGGTGCTTTAAGTTTGGCGATAATGAGCCACAAGTATTCGCAGCAACTAATGAAAAGATAGATGGCCAAGAACCAGCTATTAGATTAGTACTTGCTAATACAGAAGAAACAACTGTAACATTCCAAGACGGAGATAAGGCGTTCACATTATTCTGCAGACCATTAACAGAAGCAGGTCAAGTATTAATTAACCAAAACAACCAACTACAAGATGATTCAAGTAACGGATTATAGAGCAATGCTGAGACATGGAGATATGAAAAAAATCTGTGCTATCACTGGACTTTCACCTTATCTATTAAAAACAAGATTAGATAAGCACGACTACGAGACAGTTGAGATAGTAAAAACTTACTACGCAAACAAGTTAGAAGCACTAAAAAACCAAATCAATGACTATAGCGAAATTTAGAATGACACGCAAGTCTTTGCTAAGACCAAAGAACTATGAGGTAGATAAGGCAATAGTAGACAATGTAATTAATCATGCGGCTAATGTTTTTAAGATAAGGCCTATTATGGTTACAAATAAAGGTAGATATAGAGACAATGTTCTTGCACGAAATATGTGCTTTTATATCCTTCATGTTCACTATAAACAAAAATCCGCCCAAATTGCCCCATACTTTAAAAGAGATAGAACTACAGTTTTACATGGCATAAACACTTTTGCAAATGATGTTGAAGTAGTGCCATATTACATGGAGAAATATCAAGAAGTAAGAAAGAAGATTAAGGTACCTAAATTATATTCAGACAAATAAAAACAAACACTATGTATTCTACATTCCACGAACTTTCAGAACAAGACAAAAAGCTATTTACAGCTAAGATTTTACATGAGATTAACTACAACCAAGCATCTTACAACATGATGCAACTATTAGTTAGTTACTGGGATAACAACCCAATAATGGAAGTATCCTATTTTAATCAATCATTTAACACAACTAAAAAACTAAATTATGAGCACAGAAATAACTAATCAACCAAGGTTTGATTTAATCAACTCAGACTCGATGCTAAACTTATCTAAAGATTTAGCGAAACTTATTAAAGAAAAAGGATTGTCAAGCAACATTCAAGGAAAGCAATTCGTTAATGTTGAAGGATGGCAATTCGCTGGAGCTTCTTTAGGGTTAATGCCGATTATCACAGAAACTACGGACTTAACTCGAAGAGGCACAGAACCTGGTCAAGTAGAAATTAAGTACATGGCTAAATGCGAAGTACGAAATATTAATACTGGTCAGTTAGTAGCTACTGGAGTAGCAATCTGTAGCAACTTTGAGCATAGCAAAAAAAGGTTTGATGAATATGCTATTTTATCAATGGCACAGACAAGAGCAATCGGTAAGGCATATCGTAACTTACTTGCATGGTTGATGAAAGCTGCAGGATTTGAAGCTACACCAGCAGAGGAAATGGACTTTGCACCAGCAGAAGCACCTAAAAAACCTTCTCAGACAGTACAAGAAGTAGTAGCAGAAATAGTAGAAGAAGAAGAAATAGATATTGATGCTATTAAGATGGAGATTGCTAAGTGTACTAAAGTGAAACAATTAACTGATTTGTATTTTGGATATAAGCAGTTATTTGATAGCAACGAAATGTTAAAGAAGTTATTGTCTATGAAAAAAGAAAACCTAACCAAAAAATAAAACTATGAGTTTAGAATTATTACCAAAAGTAGAACTTAGTTCTATCGAACCATCAAAGTTTAGCATTGAGTTGCTAAAGCAAACTATCGTTCAGCATTTTAGAGAGACTGGAGACAATCCACTTGAGATGCTTGTTAAAGCAGAGGCTATCATTCAGCTTTTAGATGGCATTAGAGCCGATTTAAAGGAAGATGTGGTAGATATTCTTTCCTCTCATCCACAAGGCAAAGCAGAGGTCTTAGGAGCTGAAGTAAGTAAGTTTGAATCTGGAGTAAAGTATGCTTATGATGGCGACTATACTTGGCTTAAAATGAACCAAGAATTAGAAGCTATCAAGTTTAAGCAGAAAGAAAGAGAGTCATTACTAAAAACAATCAAAGACCCATTGGTTGACCCAGAGACTGGCGAAATGATTTATCCAGCTCCTAAGTATAGCACAACCACATTTAAAATCTCACTAAAGAAATAATATGAACCAACCAACAATGAACAATGAGCAGTTTGCTCTATGGGTAGCTTTAAGTCAAGGTATGGATAGTAATTTGTTTCAAAGAGCAGATACTTTATTGACCTGGCTTAATAAAGACATCAAAAAACCTACAACACCTATTACGCCTAAAGGCAAATAGTAAACTTATACCACCTCAAGATATTAAATATTTTTTAACCAAGATAGTAATTAGGGAACTTGGGGTGGTTATTTTAATCTTTATCTATGAAGGAAATGCTAATATTTTTTTATGAATTAGTAAAGTTTATACTAATTTCAGTTCCTTTAGCTGTAACATTATACTTAACAGCACACTTTATTTACGAATTAAAACGCATCATCAATGGGATTAGATTTGGAGCCAAGAGGATTCGAGAACTCAATTAAGGTTAGAATGATTTACCTTGATAACAAAGAAGAAGAGCAGTTTATATCAATAGCAGCAGCAAACAGAAAGACCAACATTAACGCACAAGCAATACGAGAAGCACTTAACCCACTACAAAAGAAAAGATTTACCTATCAAAATCGATTAGTAGTGTTTCGTATTAAAAAATAACCTTATGTTTTTAAAATACCAAAAACTAATTGTAAATAAGCCACTTTCAAGTATAGAAATGAAAGTCTATTATTTAGCTGATTATATAGGATATTCAAAATATAGCAATCCTTATCCAATAACTTTTATAATTTGCCAAGAATTAGATACTGATATTATTTATCACATAGAAGCATCAGATATAATTGGAATTATAGATAAAGTTGATAACTACAAAAACAATACTTAACCTATGTCACAATTTTACACAACAATAATTCATCCTATAAGGAAGCACTTTAGCTTGTCTTGTAATGATTACTGCGTATTAGATACGATTATGCGTATGCAGAATAATGAATCGCATTGGTGCTATATGTCTAAAGATACCATGGCTAACGATTTAGACCTATCAAAACAAGCCGTTCTAAACATAATCACTAAGTTAGTAGAGAAAGAACTTATAGTCAAAAATCCAGCCACTAAACACTTACGCATTGCGTCAGTATTTTTAGATTATTTAAACGACTACAAAAAGTTTACTGATGGTAAAGAAACTTTACTTGAACGGTCAAAAAACTTTACCGAAACTGGTAAAAAAACTTTACCTAACAATAATACTAACAATAAGAATACATTTATAAGGCCTACGGCTGAACAAATAAATGAATATTCCAAGGAAATTGGATTTACTTTAGATGGCTCACAATTTATAGACCATTACGAAGCAAGAGGATGGTTAATAGGTAAAAATCCTATGAAAGATTGGAAGGCAGCAGTAAGAACATGGAAAAGAAATAGCAATCAGTTTACACCACAACAAACACAAAACACTAAAATCAGCCTTAAATAATGGAAAAGATAGGAACATTAGGAAAAATTAAGATAACAGATGATGGCATGATAGCTAATATCAAACTTGATAATACTTTTAACAACAAGGTTTTTATGGAAGTATATAAACTTGAAGATAAAATATTTGATTTAGAGTTTAAATACATGAGATTAGAAGAAATGAAAAAAGAATGTGAATCAAACAATTTAACATGGTTAGCTAATTCATTTCTAATAACTCAAAAAAAGATAAAAAAACAAATTAAGTCTTTTGAAAAGACTATTAAATTATACGGAAAACTATACAAATAATGGAATTAGTAACACTACCACAGAGCAGAGAGTTAGAAAAAAGCATACTTGGTGCAATATTGATGGATAAAAGAACTTTACCATTAGCAGTCGGACACTTAAAAAAAGAAGTATTCTATGATTTAGGCCACCAAAAAATCTTTGACGTAGTAAAAAAGATGTACGATGATGGCGTTTATGTAGACATAACCACCCTAAACCAAAAACTTAAAGATGATGAGGCCTATAAAGAGTTAGGAGGTGCTTTCTATTTATCAAAGTTAACTGATAATGTAACTGGAGCACATAATGTGAATAGCCATATTGAGATGCTTATAGAGGTTTATAAAAAACGAGAGGCATTTATGCTGTTTAAACAAAGCGAATATGAATGTTTAGACAATGATAGTCAAGCTGTAGATTTACTTTCTGCAGTCAATAGTAAACTTATAGCTTTACAAGAGTATGGTAATATCCACGAAAAGACAATAACAGATGTCATTTTATCGTTAAATTACTCAAGAGACAAGGCACAAGGTGGCGAGTTATTAGGTTATGATACTGGATTTAGTGAGCTTAATAACACTTTAGCTGGATGGTGCAGACCAGACTTTGTAGTCATAGCTGCAAGACCAGGTATGGGTAAGACAGCTTTCATGCTTTCGAGTATTTACCACCTATGTATTCTAAATAAGATACCTACGGCCATTTTTAGCCTCGAAATGAGCTCCGAACAATTAGTTGAAAGGTTAGAGTCAATAACGAGTGAGATACCGTTAAAACGCCTTAGAATGAATAATTTGAATGACGCAGAAAGAAAGATACTACTAAAAACTGATGATAAGATATTACTTTCCCCTCTACATATTGAAGATATGGGCGGTATAAGTATTTCGCAACTTAGAGCAAAGGCAACCATTATGAAGCAGAAGTATGGCATTAAAGTAATCTTTATTGACTACCTACAGCTTATGAGTGGACAAGGCAAAAACAACCAAAACCGAGAGCAGGAGGTGAGTTTAATAAGCAGAAGCCTTAAATCCTTAGCAAAAGAGTTACAAGTACCCATTATCGCCCTATCTCAATTATCTCGTAGAGTAGAGGAACGAGGAGATAAGATGCCACAACTATCTGACCTAAGAGAATCTGGTTCTATCGAGCAAGATGCTGATGCAGTTATTATGCTGATGAGACCTAATTACTATGAGATGACTAACCCAATAGAGATTGGTGGAACAGAATATGCTACCAATGATTTAGTTATCTGTAAGGTTGAGAAGAACAGACATGGCACAACAAAAAACTTACCATTAAGATTCTTACCAGAGACAATGACATTTATTGACTATACAAATTAAACTATGAAAACAGCAATACAAGAATTAATTGAACATTTAGAAATTATGGATTTGGAAGGAACATCTGTTTATAAAAAAGCAAAATTGTTGCTTATAGATGAAAAAGAACAAATAATGAATGCTGCATATTATGGTCATACAATAAAAAGTGAATTTTATGATTCAGAAACTTATTATTATCAAACCTATAACCAAAACAAATAACCTAAAATATGGGTAAGCATAATGGCTATAGGAACAGACGTAAGTTCGAGATAGAAGAGGCTCGTAATGCTGATGGTACCTATCAAGCTATTAAGTTGTTTGCTAAGAACACTAAGATTTTAGTAATACAGATGCCTACAGCATTGTTAGATGGATTTATGTGGTTAGAATATGAGAGAGATAACCAGCCTTCTGGCATAGCTGATAAAAATGTAGAGTTCTTTGCTATTAACTTTGATTTAAGGGATAGGATATACTTTATGAGGTCAGAAATGCTAAGAAAAAAGGCTCGTAGGTACTTTAGAGTGAACAATACCAAGGTCGAAGGAAACGTCAAATATGTGCAAGTTCCAATAGAGGAGATGATTCGTTATGTATAATATATATAAATATATTGTAACTTTGGTTTATGGCAACATACAAAACAGCTTCCGAGCTGACCAAAATGATGATTGACTATTTAGGACAAAGAGGGATGGAAGTATGGAGAAATAATAACCTTGCTGTAAAAGGTAGGGCGTTTATTGGGAGGAAAGGAGTTCCAGATATTATCGGTTATGATAAGAAACATGGTCAGTTTGTAGCTTGTGAGATTAAGAAGTTAGGCGATAGGATTAGTCCAGAGCAGTTTACTTTTTTAACTCAGTTAGGATTAGCAGGTGGAGCAAGTATGTTATGTAGCCAGACATCAGACGAAACAATAAAATTAGAAATATTTAAAGATGGCGAAACTAAAATCTTCTGCTGGAGGGAATCAGAAAAAGAATTTCGGGAAGCGAAAAATGGGTAGGGCTAAAAAATCTTACAATAAACACAGTCCGAAGCCTAAACAATATAGAGGCCAAGGCAGATAAAAATTAAATTATGGAAAACTTAGAATTAGAAAACAAAGAAGAGAAAGTAGTAAAAGCTACTAAAAAAGCTAAAGAGTTTGTATCTAACGAAACAATACAGCTTATTCAAGACATCTTGGATGATGGAACTGTAGACTTAAAGTGGAGAGAAGCCTTAAAAGCACAAGTAAAAAAATATAAAAAAGATGCAGAATAACTACGAGTACGATTCAGTCGTTGAGAATGTTATCAATCGTTTAAAAGACAGAGCAAGGATTGGATTTGAGAAATACGGAACCGACCTTGACAGAAATGACCTAATAACAGAACAATGGATTGAACACGCTATAGAAGAGGCATTAGACTTTAGTCTTTACCTCACTAAGTTAAAAGAGCAATTAAAAAAAAGTTTATAACAATAAAAACCAAACAAAATGTCTAAATCAAAAGAACTCTACCTTGGGAGATGCTTTACACTAACAACAGCATTCGGTAGTTTAAGAAAAATCTCTTTAGGGCCAGATGACTTACAAAAGTTAAATGACTTTGCTAAAGATAACAAAGGATGGGCTAACATCTTAGTAAAGATGAAGAAGTCTCACAATCCTGGTGAATCAGATTTCTATGTAGAAATTGACCCATGGAAGCCAGATGGCGAAGTAAGAGAAAAACTACCTTTCTAAATTAACTATTATGAAAAATATACTTGAAGCAATGGTTGGACTGATAGCATTAATGGTAATGGTTTATGTACCATTTGCTTTCCTTATTGCAGAATGGAATCCTATGTTTTGGCATTTAACCTTTAGAGGTTTATATGTACTTTCTATTGTTGGATTAGTTACATTTGCAGTGAAAGAGTACCAAAAAAAGTAAAGTGTTGTGTTTTGTAGATAAATAGGTGGCCCTCCATATTCTTATGGGGGGTTCTTTATTATAAAAAAAGCCCCAGATTTTACCTGGAGCCTTCACCAAAACCAACCAAACACCTATGAGAGAGCATCTTAATTCTGTTTATTAGAACTATCATAAAATTTAGTTAAAACTGAGCCATAAAGCATTGCTTGATACCTCATTATAAAACTATTCATTGATTCGTTCACATAGAAGTAGTCCTCATTTGTCATATACACAAAGCACCTTTCATCATTTTCCTCATCAGCAGTAACGCTAACTACTTGGTATATGTTGATATAAGCATCTGATTCCTCTGAATTATCTTGGAACTCATAGCTTTCATCTTCATCTTCTGTCAGTTGTATGATGTGCATTAACATTTGTGATACTATTTTTAAGAACAGTAAGTCGCAATTCTCTAACAATCAATTCAAGCCTTGCTTCTAAATTGCTTTTCTCCTTCATTAATTGGTTAATCTTTACGTCTACTTCTCTGTTCATACAAATTTACGATTTAATTGATACTGAAATAAAAAGTGCATACTGCATTGATAATCAATGTAATACACACTTTAAAAATATTTACTAAACTATTGTTACTTCTTAGGTAACCTAATAATCTTACTGCCTAATGGCATTGGAACAAATATAGCAACTCTTCCGCCATCTAACACCACTCCGCAGCCTAATGTTGGTCTTTTGGGGAAAGGTCGTGAATATTCCATAGCATAGGCATCAATATCGATACCACAGCCTACGTTCATGCCGAATATCATGTCCTTATCTGATGATGAGTATAAAACACCACCAAAACTATGGATATGACCTATAACAGTTGATTGTCGAGCATCTCTTGCTCTATTGATTGCACCAGCTTGTCCAGAACTTCCAGTGCCATGAGTATATAGAACACCGTCTATTTCCCATTCTAAGGCCCATTTCCAGCCTTTAGGAGCATCCCATGCTTGTTCGTATGATTTGATAAATCTCTCTGGTAAACCGCTTGTTTGAGCCTTTCTTTTATGTAGGGCTGAGTGATTACCGATACAGACCTTGACGTTAGGGAAAGCCTTGTACCATTTATACATAGCTGCTTGAGCTAAATCAGCCTCATATCCAGCTCCATGACCGTCTGGCTTAGATTCATGATAAGAGATTGCGTGATTGTCTACTTCATCTCCGATATGTACTACTTCGGAGCATTGAAACTTGTTATACACTTCAAGGCAAAAGTTCCTATAAAGTGGGTGACAGAATGGTTCGTGCGTATCTCCTATGACAAGCACATTTTTTTTCGATGCCATATTGGTTGGTTTGGTTAGTCTTTGTGGATAGCATAAACAGTTTTATTGTTTACTTTTAAAGCATCTAATACTTGCTTTCTGTTTTTGCCTAAGTTATAGCTTACATGAATCCATGAGTAATTAAACTCATTTATTAGTTGGTCAAATTCAAGCTCGTTCTTTATGTATTCAAAAATCTCTTTGTTTGTTACACCATCCACACCATCCATGTCCAGGTCTGCCGCTTTTCCCTCGCAATGTTGTGATTTTAAACTGCCTCCAATGTAATGATTGAGAACTTTACTTCTATATCCAGATGATAAAATGAGAGGGCCGAACTTCATTCTAATAGGCTCTAATACTCTTTCGCAAAGTATTTTGATATTTTGTATATGTTCTGGGGTTGGCTGATTAGACACACCATGTCTTTTAGCTGATTCGCTACGAGTAAATTCTGCTAATGTAAAGTTTGGCGTTAGTCTCATAGAGCACTAAATTAGGATTTTTTATTAAACTGCTTTTTTAAGAATCCATACATCTGCATTCCTAACCATGCAATAGTCATTAAGTAAACTATAGACTGTAGCAATGGGTTAATTTGCACAATCCCAAAAATATTAAGCCATGAAACGGCTGTAAATGTTATTCCTACTGGAGTTAAATCTGAGTTCAAATCGTTAAAGTTTGACATTGTTACTTCTTGTTAAAAATTGATGTTACAACACTTGCTGACAATAAAGTTGCAGAATACATAAGCAATGAGTCAAAAGCTGTTTGAGATAATAACGCTGCAAATATTCCAGTTATTGCACAAAACAAAGAAATCATACCAGCTACTCTTTTTGAGCTAACTTCTGAACCTCCAGAAAACATATCCTTTATAAACTTTATCACTTTCTACCTATTTTAAAATACAAACTACCAGAGTAACTCATATTATTATTTTTATTAATATTAACATTAAGACCTATTAGAGCCTTATTTTTGGCATTTAGCATCAAACCAGGACTTACTACCTCTAAGCCATTAGATTGGCTAAAATCGCCTCTTATGCCGTAAAAAAGCCTATACTTAGCTTTCTCTGCATAAAACTCCTTAACATAGATGGTTTTTTCGGTAATCTTGGACTCAAAAGACCTTGATTTGATACGATTTTTGGTTATGGTATCATTAATCACAAAGATATTAGAATCTTGCTTAATGGTATCAGTATAAGATACAACTGCATTATAATCATTTAGTATGCGTACTGTATCGTGAATAGTAGTCGTATCTGTAGCTATAATAACAAAAGGGATAGAATCCCCTTTTATGTACCTATTTCTGTACGTTTTTGTGTACAGAGTATCATGCACCTCTTTGATTTTTTGGTACTTGGATAGGTCAATATCCTCTGTTTTATTAGCCTTATGACATGATTCATAGGCAAATACACCTAAGAAAAAGAATCCAATTATAAGTATATAGTCTCTAAGATGTTTCATATTATGCTAAAGTATAATCTCCAGTTCCTTGTAAGCTAACAGAATAAGTTGCAACTCCCTCAACTGGGCCTTCAACTGATACAGACTCAATATTACAAGTACCAGTAATTACTTTTGTGTCAACTGTGAAAGTTACAGTTATAGTAGTACCATTTTTTTGGTCTGTAAGCATATCAAAATAGTCATAATCATCTAAAGTAATTAGACCATCACAACTAATAGTATATCCATTAAATCCATACATATACTCTTTTTTTCTATTAGATGATTTGTTTGTAACATCTACTTGGTCTGATGATACCTCTAATGTGCAAGAAGTAGAAGCTGCAAATACAACTCCGCTTTTTCTTAAAATTACATTTGTTCCGTTAATTGCCATTTTATTATATTTTTATTTTTGTTAATTTATTCTGAACAATATCCATCTGGACTAATAGTTCCAGTTCCGCTTATTATTGAAATTTGTCCTAATCCACCAACAACTTCAGCACATTGATAGAATGTTGAAGGATTTGAAACAGTTTTTGCTAATAATCCACCCCCATCACAATCTAACCATTCTATTGTACCACCTCCAGCACTTGTTATATTTACTAAATATCTAATACAATTAGTAGGGTCACTAAATCTAAAAGGCCCTGCTCCAGTAACGGTAACAGAGTAAGTAGCTACACCTTCTACTGGCCCATTTAATGTTATATCTGTAATATAGGCTCTACCAAAAAATACATTTTGCTTTAAGCCAATAGCAGAAAACCTTACAACTATTCTTGTTCTGTTTAGTTGAAAGTCTAATAAATCTTTATAATCTACAGAATCTATTGTAATTAATCCGTCTGAAGTAACACTCCAGTCTAACATATCTATTTTGTAATCCCTAAACCAATCAGTATTGTAATTAGTTACTTCTATCTGAGCAGTATTAGAAGTCATATTGCAGTTTGTTGAAGCAGCAAAAGGAACATAGTTGTTTGAACCTGCTCTGTAGTATAACGCTAAATTACTTCCTAAAATTGCCATATTATATTTTTTATTCTATTACGTATCTTTTGCATCCTTGAAATGAAACAGAATATGTTGCCACACCAGTAACATCTCCACTATATGAAAGACTCATTATATTAGCATATCCAGTTATTGTATAAGCAGGAGATGTATTTACGCTAAATCTTATTAATATTTGTGTTCTATTGTATTGCAAATTAAGAAAATCCTCATAATCAAAACCATCAATAGCTATTAATCCATCGCAATCAACTGTCCAAGATGTTAAATCTGGTTTATATTCTACAGCCCAAGCAGATGATATAGATGATACTGGCATTAATTCCATACTTGTTTGAAACGTACAATTAGTAGATGAAGAAAAGGCCACGTTTGATGACCCATTAAAGTAGTATAAAATAACATCTGTTCCTAAAATTGCCATATTTTTATTTTTAGCTTACTATCCACTGAGATACTGAAGTAGAAGAGTTGTTAGTATTTGTAATTTCTAATAATTGTAAACTATTATTTTGATTTATATATAAATTAGGAGTAACTCTATTTAACAAGAACTTTTTACCATTATAAGATAAAGCATTAGTAGCTGAATCTGTAACACTATAAGTATTTGCTAAGTATATTAAACCAAAAGCATTATAAGTTTCCCCTAAATCCCCTTCTAAAGTAGCATAGTTTCTACTTAATAAATTAGATAATTCTCTTGCTATTAAATCTGGTAATGAAGGGAATAATGTTCCAGCAGCTCCAAAGCTATACCATTGTGTAATCTGTGTTCCATTTGAATAATAAAGATTGCCATATATATTAGGTAAATCTGCCTTGTATAATCCTAAGAATGATGTAAAATCTTTAGTTAATGAACCAGCAGTACTTGCTGTTCTTGTTATTAAGTAAGATTGAGCTATAGCAGGATTAAGATTTTGTACTGCTCTTGCATTTCTAATATAGGCATCTCCACCACTTAAAACTCTAAATTCTATACCTAATTTACCAGATACATTATAATTAGTACCGCTTATATCAAAAGTTCCTAATCTTATCTCTCTTGAAAATCCTTGAAATGAACCATCTTTATTTGTATAATCTACTAATAAATTAGTTGGAGTAAATGACCATGTTCCATCTGATTGTAAATAAAAAATACTATCTATAAAATTATTTATTGATACACGAATATATAATGTGTCAAAACTTAATTGATTATCTATAGCATCAAAAGATAATGAAAATGTTGTTGGGTATACAAAAGGAGAAAAGGTATCAATTGCAGAAAAAGTAGAATTACCACCACCTCCTTGTAATCTAACAACATTAAATTCATCATTTGCATTTTGAATCCATGTTACAGCACCACCACCAGATGATGTAAAAGTCCATCCAGTTGGGAATGTGCTTCCTTGTTTAAAATTTGAATTATGAGTATAGCTGCTTGGTGCTTCAACCTTAGTATCAACTTTAATAATTGGGTAGCCTTTCCTTGTTATTTTATTTTGAGTATTATCTATAAAGTGAACATTACCTGCTGTATATGGTGCTATAGTAACTCCATTAGCAATAGTACCAGAAGCAACAAGGTTATTACTTGAAGCATTATATTGTGAATAATAAATAGTAGATTTAGCCATTTCATTTGCTGACATAATCCACCAGTTACCTTGAAATTGAAATAACCTACAATTAAATGATATCATTATTTGTTCAATAAGGTCATATAGGTTTTTACCAACTAAATCTCTTTTATAAATATATGTTTGGTCAAATGGCTCGTAACCAGTACCATCTGCTCTATCATCCATAGCACTGCCATAATAAGAACAAGTAGAGAATAAATCACCAAGCGTAGGGAAACCTAACCAGTTTAAACCAGTTAAAATAACTGTTTTTAGCTTTGTGGTTGTATTGATATTATCTGGATAAGGATAAATAAGATTTTTCATGAATGATAATGCATCAATACAAGTAATATTTACTTCTAAATTACCAGTACTAAAAGGAATATTAACATAATCATTAAACATATATCCTTTCCATAGTACTGTTTCACTTCCGCCAATAGGAGTACGAGTTAATTCAACATAATATAATCTATCATTATAATCAAGCAAAACTGGAAAGTTATCATAATCAGCTTGTGATGACAATAAAAAAGATACGTTTAGCTGTGAAGATATTATTCCTGGTTCTGGCTCATCACTAATAGTATTAGGTTCAATAGTTATAGAAGTAGGAGTATAATTATATACAGTACCAGTATATCCATCTTTGTATATATTAACAAAAAGAGAACTTCCATCTCTTAATGCTTGTTGTAAATTATAATTTAATCCGTATGCCATTATGTTAAAATGATGTTTTGGCCTTTAATATTTGATGCTCTTTGTGCTCTATTTACTGACAAAAGTAAGTCTTGTCCTCTTAATACAAAAGTACCGCCTCCACCACCACTGCCAATCATATCTTTAAGTTTGTCTAAAGGAGCAACTACTTCTGGATTAGATGATGCACCAGGATATTCACCCATAAGACCCAATGTAGGGCCAGATATAATACCACCATCAGCAAACTTTTGTACTGTACCACCACTACTATTTCCAGATTTAGCATTTAAAGAT